CTAACAATGTTAACTCTCCTGAGTATTCTACAAACAAACTTATAGCTGACCAAGATAAAATTAAACTGGACGATAATATAGATCCTGCCACGGGGGAGAAGAAACATATATATAATGTAGATGGTAAACCTGTTGTAGACAAAGAAGGAAAAGGTAGAAGTGTTAACTCTGTGTATGTAGATGCATGGTATAAAGAAAGATTCCCTACAGATAATAGATCAGAGCGTCAGAAGATGATTGATAGTCTTAAAGCTGATGAAGGTACTAAGATACACAAGGACATGGAAGATATCATTAGAAGATACTTTGATGAAAAGGGTATTCGTAGAGCTACAGCTGTAACTAAAAAAAATATATCTACCACTACTGATGTATATCAGAAGTTAGAAACATACTTCACTGATCTACTTAAACAATACTCAGATCCTAAAACTAGATTTTTAGCAGAGGTTAAGATATACGATCCTGAAAAGAATGTTGCTGGTACAATAGATCTTGTTGTTATACTACCTGATGGTTCTGTAGATATCTATGACTGGAAGTCTCAAGAGATTGGTAAAGATCAAGATGAACTTAAGTGGTTTAAAGCTCCTGCTTACAGAATCCAAATGGAACAGTATAAAAAAATACTAAGTAAGCATTATGGGTTTAGTAAGTTTAATAAGCTTAGAGCCATTCCTATTAAGACAGAATATCTTTACAGTAGAGAAGTGGGTGGGTTAATGTTAAAAAATCTTACAGGTATAGAGATAGGAAATGCTGACCCTGCTAAGACACCAGATACCAAGAATTATCTTCTTCCTGTAGTTATGTTATATGAAAGTACAGGTGATGAAAATCTAGATAGTTTGATTACTAAGCTTAATGCTATATATGATATACTATCAAGTAAGAAAGTAAAAGCTTCTGAAAAGAATCTTAAGTCTCAAGAACTAAATGATCTTGCTAGAACCATAAGAGATCTTCAGGTTAGAAAAGATATAAACTCTTTTGTAGATAATGGTTTGTTTGAACTAACTAAGTACAAAAAGAAGTTAGATGCTAATGAGTTTACTATTTATGATATAGGAGAGGCTATAAAAACCATGAGAGTTTATGCTCAGTCTCAAAACTATCTTCAAGAACAGCTTATAGAAATAAACAAACAAATAACTGCTTCCAAAGAACCCACTGTTACAGAATATCTAAAAGGTCTTAAGGATCAGTTCCAAGATATGATAGGTAATTCTACTTACGTGCTAGGTAAATTAGTAAAAAGAAGAAATGAATTAGCTGATGCTTATGCTAGATCAGAAGGTATAAATACATTACTTAATGCTGAAAAATCTATGGATTGGTTCAAGCGTAACTTTAGATCTACATCTACACTTGATACTGCTGCTATGCAAACTTTTTATAAGACTCTTAGAAAAGCTCAGGGTATACGTGATCGAAATGTACTAACTAATCTTGATGAACTTAAAGATATAGAAAAAGCATACACAGAATGGGCATCTATTAATGGTAAGTCTGGCACAGATATGTTTCAGTATTTACTAGAGTTTGATGATGAAGGAAAATGGAATGGTAATTTGTTAAACATATACTCTAAAGACTTCTTTAAACAAAGAGATATTGCTCTTAAAAATAATGACTTTGGATGGTTTAAAGCTAACACTGATTTTGATCAAGCTGCATACACTGCTGCACGTTTAGAGCAGATTAAACTTTTAGAAGAACGTTATCCAGGAACAGACGAAAAGATAAAAATAAAACGTGATAAAGCTTTATTAGCATGGGAAGAAAAACACAGTAGCAAACATGACTTTGCTTATATAAATAAGTATAATACATTTATTAAACCTGCTGCTAAATGGCATAGTGATAAGTATAAGTTTATCTATCAGAAAAATTCTAAAGGAGAATATGTAAACAAACCTGTTAAAGATGCTTATGAGTATTTTCAGAAGCTTACAAGACGTGCTGCTGACCTTGGTATGATAGATGGATTTTCTGCAAGATTTATACCTAGTATTCTTACTGGCACTGAGTTTAATCCTGGTAAAATATTAGATGACTTAAAAGTAAAATCAGATCAGGGCTTTAGTAATATAGATGAACTTACAGGTGATCTTAGAAAAGAAATACCAGTATACTATACTAAAGAAATAGAAGATGTTAAGAGAAAATCTCAGGATCTCTTTAAAGTATTTGGACAATGGGGCGTACATATAGAAAACTACCAAGCTATGTCTGATATAGAAGACATATCAGAAATGCTTTTAGAAATAGAAAATGATAAACAAAGCTATGCTGAAAACCAGTTTGGTAAAATAAATAAAGAGAAAAAAATAAATAAAAATGAAACTAATGCTGAGGTTTTAGAAAACCATATTAACTACTATTTATACGGTAGAGAAACATCATCTAATATAGATAAAGCTATACAAATTAATGGTGAAGAATACTCTGCTGTAAAAGGAGTTAGAAAAGCTTTAAGGTATATGGCTATGAAAACCCTTGGTCTAAACGTATTGAGTGGTACAGCTACGTTTGTAGGTGGTACAGCCAATGCTTTCTTTATAGGTAGTAAACGTTTAGTGTTTACAGAAGGTGAGTGGGTGCAGGGTGTAAAAGATTATACATCTAAAGATGAAGTAACATTAGCTGCCATATATCAGTTTGGACTTAGTGTAGAAGACGAAACTAATAAAAAGTTAAGAGAGTTATCTGTAGAAGGTGTAATGAAACATGCTACTAGTGACCATTTAATGTTTATACAGAGAACAGGTGATAAGTGGGCAACTCTTCCAGTATCTGCTACAATGCTTAGAACATATATGATAGGAGAAGATGGTAAAGTTGTAAACATCCGTAACTATGTAAAATCTAAGAACAACTATGACAACTTTTATAATCTACCTATATCTGAACAAAAAACTTTAAGAGCTAAGATGGAAGCTGAAGTACAAGACTTAATGGATAATAAGTCTTTAAAAGCTACAGCTAAAATAGAAAATGGAAAGCTTGTTATTCCTGGCATGACTGATAACATAGAAAACACTACAGCATTTAGAGGAGCTGTACAAAAGACTATAAAGCAAATTATAGGTAATGCTAGTCGTCAAGATATTAACCAAGTAAGAATGAGTCTAGCTGGTAGTATCATGATGCAGTTTCGTTCATGGATGCCTCAGATGATGGCAGAACGTTTTGGAGACATGACATATGATATGGACATGGAATCATGGCAGTACGGTAAAGCTAGATTGTTCTTTAAGCATTTGGCTAATAAAAACATTCTTCCTCTTATCGGAGAACTTACTACAGGTTTTGGAACAAATACTATAGATAAAGCTAAAGAACGTTACAGAGAGTTTATTGTCAGACTTAAAGAAGAAGGAAAAATTAATGATGACTCTGAGTTTATGACAGAAGCTGAGTTCATAGATATGTATGTTGGTAATCTAAGATCTATGATGAGAGAACTTATTATGTGGTTAGGGTTTGCTAGCTTAGTATTCTGGGCTGCAGGTGGTGGAGATGATGATGAAGATAAATCAGGAGCTAGAAAATGGATAGCTAAAGCTCTTAGAAAATATAAGAATGAGTTTGCTTTTTATTATAGTCCTGGAGAGTTTACATCTATGATAAAGAGTCCAGTTCCTCTTATAGGTCTTCTAACAGATACTGAAGACTTAATTGGTAATACTATAGGACAAGGTGTAGGTTTCTTAAGAGATGATGAAGAGCAGATGAAGAAGAACCATCCGTTAAAATATCTTAATAAGATTTTACCTATCACCAAAGAACTACAGAGTAACTATGCTTTTATTAATGATGACTTTAGAAAGTCTTTTGACATAAAATACTAATAAAAAAGGAGAGATTATTTCTCTCCTTTTTCAAAACTAAATACAAATTCAAATAGTACTATTAATAGTCCTAGACTTATTTTGTAAACGGGAAAAACTTTTCCCGTATTTAAATTTTCTGCTTCTCCTTCATCATAAACTAGTCCTATTACAGTATACTGTTTAGGAAAAAACTCTACTGAGAATTTATTTTTCATTATATTATTTTAGCATGCTTTAAAATTCCTCTTATAGTTTCTTTAAGAGTGTATATATCAGATACGTTGGCTATTCTATAATCAAACTTCCAACCATCTAAGCCTGTCTCACTAGGATGATCATTAATAGGTGATACTCCTGGTCTGTCTATACGGATCATAATTCCACCCTTGTCTTTGATAGCTTGAGCTTCATTAGGAAATCTAACATCTGTAATAATCCAGTTGGGTAGCTCACCAGTTTGATCATCATTTACATAATCAGACATAAGAGCGTTCACCCACACATTATCATGTAGGCCTATACGTAATGCATCTGTACCAAGTTTCTGTAAGAAGTCTCTTACAGACATTGGCTGATGACCTTCGTCACATATGGTCCACCACTCAGGACCTAAGTTAGTTTTCTTAAACTCTTGGTCTTCAAAATCTTCTATGTCTATACCTGTTAGATGAGAGGCTATGTCTTTAAGCTTACCTGCAAACTTTCTAATCTCCCATCCAGATTGTTCGTCTAACCAGTATTCATATTCTGAATAGTCAGCACACATCTGTTCTATAGATGACTGTGGATTAGAACATTTTAAATACTGTATAATAGTTCCGACTGTATCTTTGCCAGAACCAGAGTAGCCGCTAACGCCTATTATCATAAGGAGTTTTTTTAGTGAGTGATAAAATAGCTAACCATATATGGTGTAGCCAACCTCTTAATGTATTTTTTCTTTGGTACATAACATAAAAATGGAGATGACTACAATATGTAGCCACCTCCTGCTTTCTTGGGTTATAAAAAGTTTACACCATACAACGACTGGCTCATAGCATCTGCTTTGTCTATGTCAAAGTCAGCTCCTCCTGCTGGACTAACTGGTTCTACAGTGTAGATTTCATCTTCTTCTTCAGGATCTACACCTCCATCTATTTGAGGAGGTGTATGTAGCTGACCAAAAGCATCTACAAAGTATCCATGTACTCTCTGATGATCTTTCATGAAAGTACTAGGATGAGATTCTTTTAGAGCAAGAGTGATATGGTTGTACATAGTCCATGCTGAATGAACATCTGCGTTATACGTATGAGATGGTTTATCCATTTCACGTTTTACTATACCCACTTGAGTGAGCGTAAGTATCTCATCATACGCAAACAGCTCACCTAATATCTTACCCTTAAGTCTAGGAGTGAGAGTAACATTCTTAAGCATCTGCTTATCACCAAGTAGTATATCATAGTGTTCTTTAGCATGAGCTATCTGATGATTAATCTCAGATATAACATCTTGTAATGCTGTACCAGAATGCTTTCTAGAATAGCTGCCCATGTCTCCTCTAACTACACCGTTACCACATATGAATACATATGCACCAACAGCACACTTAAATCTCATGGTTTTATTGTAACTATTACTCCACGCAAACATCATTCCCATGTCGGGATCATTTGCATAGTCTAAATGATAAACACCCTGAGCAATATTTCCATCATTACTCATTCTATATTCTTCTTTCTTAATGGTGAAACCAGCACCTAATATCTGGTTCTTTGCATTGTCTATAACATCACCATGGCTTACCACGGCATATCTTCCCCCATGATTGGGAAGAGCAGCTAATCTTACTTCTTGTTCTGCGTAGAACGGTACTTTACTTGGCATAATTGGTTTATTTTACACTTTTTTAATTGTTAAAATAGGGAAAGCTGCGTCATACTCTTCTGACTTACAACCTGTATACCCTCTATTTGTTTATAGATCTCTTCTAAGTAATACTTCTTGTCTATATCATATTTATCATATGCTATAGAAGGATCTAACTTATTCATTGTGGTTTGTAACCACTCACCAGATTCTACCTGGATCTCACGACCATCTTGATGACGTTTAACCATCTTACCACCTTCATTAGATATATAATATCTAACAATCTTCTGTAGTTTATCATTAACTACTATGCCATCTTTTACATATCTCTGTTCAAAATGCCAACCAGCTTTAGCTTTAACAGCACCACAGTAGTCATATATATTCTGATTCTGATCTAAGAAATCTTCTGGCTTGGTTCCGTGCACAAAGAATGCATAGATAGCTTTTGGTATAATCAAGAAGCTTTTATTTTTGTGGAACGTTGCTACCTTTTTCTTAGACAGATCTTCCCACTCAAAAGCACCTTTACATTTAACCTTAGCTTCTTTACTAACAGCCATGTAGTTGTTTACATCTCTAATAACCATCTTACCATACTCATCATGCTCAAGAGAAAGCTGTGTCATAAGTTCCCATACACTACATATACTATGATAGGTGGCTATCTTATCATTGGGTATCATCATTTCCAAACCATCTGTATTAAACATAAGAGGCTGGCATTCTGGAATAGCCAAACTTAACATTTCTGCAAGTTTTGATAATAGTAGCTGACCGTTTATAGTAATCTGCATAGTCATTTTAGGATCATATAGAAAGCTATTCTCGTCACCTGTTAAGCCGTAGGTAGAGTTTAGAATAATCTTGTACACATAGTTCTTAGGATCTGTCTTAGGTATCTTCTTTCTCTCTTCAAAGATCCACTCATACAAATTACAGAACTGGTCTTTAGGTAGATGTTCAGGATGAAATTTATTTTTAATAGCTAGATTAGGATAGTAACTAACAACGTCAGACGTCATTATTGTCCATCCTGGTTTAGCTTCATAAACTCCTGCAGGTGCTGCACCATGTATACCACCTAGCCCATAATCAACCTTCACTCCTTTAAGATTAACACTATGCTTAAAACCATCCTTGGTAGATGTAATCACCTTGGTACGGAAATAATCTAGTACACTTTTAAACTCAGGAGTTTCAAAAGATATATAGGGTAGGATACAATCAGCTAACACTATATAGTCTCTAGGTGTACGCAGAGTTTTGATCTCAGCTTTATCCCAGCCTAGACGTTGCTGTAAGAAATGCAGAAAGAGTTCTTTGGATATACGTGGCTCTGAAGCAGAATATAAATCTATACCATACTCTGTACTAAGAGTCTGTCTAAGATTAATCTGTTCTTTAGAATGATATAACACCTCTTTAGTAGATAGTACATCATTAATACAATACTCTATAACAGAGTTCAAAGTGTGATCATCTGTCACGGGTTGGTCATGTCTGTGAGGCATCTCCTCTACGTTCTGCCAGTCCATGGAATATTGTATCCACTTTAGACTAGACATCTTAGCTTTATTATCCCAGTGGTTTAGCTTAAACAGATCTATCTGTTTAATCTTCATTTTAAAGGGAGGATAGTCTAAGAATGTACCTCTACTAGACTTTTCTATTACACTCTGTGCATAATGATATATAAACCTAACTACAGATGCAGTGTCCATAGCTAGAAGTTTCTTTTGTTCATCTAATATCTTATTAGTAATCTGAGCGTCAAAGTTTAGTCCATTAAAGGATATATGCCACTCGTTGTTCTTAATATTAGATTTTAGAAACTTTATAAACTCAGGTAGGTCATTTCTCTGTTCGCAAACAACGAACAGCTTTCTTACTGTAGGATCTTTGTAATGTTGGAATACACCTATGAAACAGTTGCAGATGGTTTCATAATCCATGATCCAATGTACTCTTTCTTGTGCCATTTTGTATATGTTCAGTTAAGCTGTTCCCCCTTTGAGATAAAAAAAGGAAGTGTAGAAATACACTCCCTTGTGTTGGTTTTAAAATAGGACTAGATAGTCTGAATTAAACTTGGTGCAGCTTCTATCTTGCTCTTTGGAGCACCATCTAAGTACACAGAGTAATCAAAACTATCTGAATTTATAGCGAGACTAGTTAGTAAGTATTTAACTTCTTCTACATTCTCTACATAATACTCATAGAATGTTTCTAATGTTTTACGCTCTTCAGCATAATCTTTTCCGTTAGGTCTCTTTCCAATTTTCATTGGTGTAAGATCACCCCATTCATTAAGCTTAGGTAACATGTGCATACTCTCTTTCTTTTCTTTAGAAATAAGAGCTAACACTTTACTATCTGCATCATAGATACCTTCATTATAAGGACAATCATCTGTAACAGGGATAAGCTTAAATGTTTTCTGAGCATTACTACCCCAGGTAGAGGTAATTAACATCATTGTTTTATTCATACGTTGGTTTTATTTTTCAAATTTATAAAGTTTTTGTCATAACTTCCAAATTTTCTTTAGGTAATTTTAAAGTTTCTTGCTCTAAATCTGCAGCATCACAGAGTTCTTTTGTTTTTTCTAAGATATTTATATCTATATCTAACAGTTTAGCATACACTGGATAAAACTTATCAGGATATAGAAAGGTTTCTATGTAAGAATATTCTTTAGATCTTTCTCCAAAGTGTTCTCTTATGGCTTTCTTCAATACATTAGATAGTTTGGAATACTTTCCAAGTATAACATTAAAAAAGTCAGACTCATATATCTCAAGACTGAACACGTACAGGTTAGCATCATCTGTTTCTATCTTTTCTAGATAGAGTGGACTACTGATAAGCATGTTCTGTTCAAACTCTTTGTATCTATCTGAGGCATCTTTTTTGAATAAACATATTAGCTTGCACTCATGAGCACCCACCTGCCCTTCTAAAGACAGGTAGGTGTTCAGAGGAGAAGCGTAGCTATTACGTTTTATACCTAATGTAGGATATAGAATTGACTTTGATTTCTGAAAGTATTTATTGTACAGTTTGTCTATCATTTCTATAAAGGTTTAAGGGTTATAATGATACAAGACCCTGAGCAAATTCGTATGGTAGATTAAAATTATTATTAGTATAATGCCATGCTGCTTTATCTAAAACATGTTCCAATCTAGATAACCAAGTCATTAGTGTGCTTTGGCTAACTGGAAAAGGATAAACATTATACATTTTATCTATCACTACAAAGTTAAACTTAACATTATAACCTGCATCTATCAGATGTGCATAGTTAGAAACAACTAAGCTTGCATATACAGCTGCTTGCATCCAATAAGAATAAAACTCTACAGTTTCAGGAAAATCTTTTAAGTCTTTGCTAGTAGTCTTTACATCATTAATATACACAATTTTTTGGTCATGGTCTATAACTAAATTATCAACAATACCCTTAAGACCAAATGGTTTCATGTTCACATTACAACTTAGTTTTATCTCATTAAGAACTTCCTTGTTTTCAAACTCATTTACATCACAACCAATAAGCTTGCATACATCTTTATTACTCCTAATAATTTCTACAGCACTACCACAATAGTTATATGTTTCTTCATCTATAAGATTCTTATCTCCTTTAGCTCTAAGAAAATGCCAATAGTTTACAGCCTCTGGTGTAAATATTTTATCTAATCTTTGTTCATCTGTTTTTAAACTTTGATGAAGGTTCATATCTTTAAGAATATCTAGTATAGCTTTAGCAAATTCTACAAGATTTTCTCTCTCATCTCCATTCTTAGCAAGCTCTACATGATGACTATACACTCTGTCTATGACAGTGCGTGTGTTACCTGTTGGTAAGTTACTAGGACTAACAATAAAATTATCTAAAAACTTTTCAGGTTCTAACAATAATCCATGAATAATCTTACCATTTACAAGATGAGCATCTGTCTTCTCTTCTTTTAATCCCAGTACATATAGCTGGTGAAATACTGCTGGGTTCCACATAAGCTTGTTAAGGCTACTATATGAAAACTCAAACCTCTTACTGTAAAACTCTTTCTCTAAATTTTCTATAGAATCATTCATTAAATCTTCTAGTTCCATACACCTAATAGTTTTAAAAGTATTCTAATTCTTGTTGCTGTTTCTTTGTCTTTAGTTAGAGCCTCTTCATACTCTAAAAATTCTATAAGATGTTGAATGTTGATAGGATCATTTAGATCCTTTCCGTTTGTTACTTCTGCCATATTTCTCTAAGTTGTTTTACAATTTCTGAATCTGATGCACCACTGTTTACATAAGCTTTAAAAGCTGATGTCACTTGGTCTTGCTGTTTACTTTCTAAAATATCAGCTATTCTTTTAAGCTGATGTGCTATATCTGGTATTGTACCTTCTATAAGTTTTTTACCAATCATGGTATCATGTAGTTGTGGTGTCATCTGTTAAGTGTTTAAATTGTTTCCAGTCTTCTTCTGGTAAATATTCTATCAAATTATCTACAGATAGAATTTCAAGCAGTCCTTCTAAAGATTCATAATAACCACAGTGGACATCTTCTTTAATCTGTTCCACTACTTTTTCTATAAGGTCCTGTTTACTTTTTGGACTTTTCATGTTGTGTTTTTTTATTGTGGCAGGTAGAACAGAGCACCTGTAGATTGTCCACTTCACAAAATAATCTTTCTACAAAACCTGGAAGATCATCAGCACACCTTAAAGTACCAGCAGGTACAACATGGTCTACATTGATCTCCTTATCAGGAAACCAGTTTAAACACTCTGCACACTGATACTCAAACTTCTGTCTCTTAAGTGGACCTTTATAAGATCTCTTAGCTTTTGCTTTAGCTTGAGCTATAGGTTTCCACCATCTAGACTTCTGTCGTAGTGCACTTCTTATGAAACTCCAGAAAGCAGCATCTGTCATGGTCCCTGCGTTTCTTGTCTTGGGAGCTGTTACTCTCTTCTTCTTTGTCATATTTTAATTTTCTATCTAAGATAGGAACTAATCTGTTTCTAACTTCTTTAGCTCCAAAATCTTTTATACTATCTGATACATCCTTACTCATAGGTAGAACGGCCACTTCAACATAGGGATATGTTTCTTTATATTTCTTCATAGCTGCAACACCTGCATCATCATTATCAAACAACACTACAATGTTTTTATATCTTTCATGTAGTTGTTCCATGACATCTGGTTTAAGCATGGTGTTCTCACTATCAGGAGCTATAACATCTATATCAAGCTTTAAAGATTTAATAGACATAACATCTTTAAGACTAGACGTGATTAGCAGATTATCAGTTCTGTGTATCTGCTCATATCCTTGTATATAATCTGACACTTTAATAAACTTCTTATCTAGTGTCTTCGGTTGGTATATCTTATATAGCGTACCGTCCTCTTTAAAATAACCATAGAGATAGAGTCCCTTTATACAAAGTTCATCTTCTTCTTTGGTCATACAATAACTTTCTAAAGGTTTAACGTGGTGTGCGTTTAGTAACTTAGATCCAATGTTAAACTGTGTCCAGTAATACTGGTCCTGTGTTGTCCATGATCTAGGCTTAGTACTTGTCACCTTGTACTTAGATGCCCTCTGAAACTTTTGTATATCTTGTCCTCCATTATTGTGTAGTACAAAATCATTATAGTTTTCTATGATGAGCTCACAGGCTTTACTAAAAGCTAGTCCTGTTATTTCTTTTACAAGCGTAACACCATCACCACCTTTACCTGTAGAAAAATCTTTAAATAAATACGTTCCATCTTTGTTTACATAAATACACATACTAGGTGTGCGTTCATTAGGATTGAACATACTTTTAATCTTAACATCTTCACCTGTAAGTTTATGTTTAAGCTTACAGAAATGCTCAAATATCCATGTTCCAGGAACATCTTTTATATTATGTATAAGATCTTTAGTTTTGAACATACATTAAAGTTTATTACAAAAATAAGGGGAATGTAGAAACATTCCCCTTGTCAATCAGAAAAACTAAACCTTTATATAAATTAAAGACCTCCGAAGTCATCACTAGCTGGTTCAAAACCTGATACAGGTTTGTTAGTTAGTGCTATATAGTGATACTTATTGTTCTTGTCAAACTTGTTAAGCTTGCTTGGATCAGCCGCACAAAACTTATACTTTGGAAGAGACAATATCAAAATAGTTTTACCGTTATATTCTTTCTCAGTACCTACTAAGAAGAAATATAAAGATTGGTTTTTAAGAACATTAGCTGCAGCTTCCACCCACTGTTCAATGGTAGTGATACTACCATCTCCAGATAGAGCATCCACTTCAGTTCTAAGACCAGCTTCATCAGCAATAGTGATGATCTTTCTTAGAATGTCATTCTTGTTAATGTCACTGCTATCATAATCTGCAGTGTAGATGGTTGCACTAACTTTAGCAGACTGGCCTCTAAACTTAGTTCCTTCTTGGTTATTTTTATCCACAGCCCAACCTTCAAAGTTTTCTAGAGCTGGTCCTTCAAGAACCAATTCTAAACATTTCTTTCCTGTAGATGCTGTTCTTACGTTAGCACTATAAATGTGTGCTAATGCCACTCCTGGTTCTAAAGATTTAGAAACGGAGCTACCTTGTTTTACTTCTTGTCCTTTGGTACTAAACATTTTTTTGTGATTTTAATTTATAATAAAAGTTAATTCTCGTAAGCTATAATAGAGTCTCGTACAAGTTTAAGGTCGTTTGGTATTTCTAATGTATCAAACATACCTCTAGGACTCTTACATGTATTCTCACCGTTAGTCTGAGTTTCAAATACATATCTGATTTCTCCCTCTTTGTTTTTCTTGGTCTTACCAAATAGAACAATAGAGAACAAACCTTCTAGGGTAAGCTTTTCATCCACCATCTTACCTATGGTCTTAGCCTTAAACTTACGTTTACCTTCTAAGTCTGTAGACTCTTCAGCATGCGTAAGAAAATAAATCTGTAAGTCTTCTCTTAGATCCTTGGGCATTCTAGCTATACGAGCTAAGTGTGCACCAATCTTAGTGAACTTCTCGTACCCTTTCTCATCAGCTTTATCAAAGAACTCAAAGCTTGACATGTACTGAAAGTCATCTACTACTACTGTCTTAATTTCTGGACGTTTCTCACTAATGTATTTAAGACAAGCTTCTATATTCTCAGGACCAGCTTTGTCATACATATTTCCAGAAGGATTTTCCTTACTCCAGATACTGTACTTCTTACGCCAGCCTTTAAAAGGTAGAGCTTTGTTAGCTACATTAATAATAAATGTTTCTGTAGGATCGAGAGTCTCGATGCTGGTAGATTTACCAGCACCTGACTCTGCAATAATTAAAATACCGTGTGCCATATTACTTGTTGTTTTTTATAAGTTCGTTCAACCAGTTCTTAGCACTTACTGGTTTACCACTATGAATAGCATAGTAGTCTCTGATGGTCATCTCACTATAAGCAGCATCTTCCATAGGAGCTGGAGCTTTGTATCTTTCTACTAAAGGCTGTGTTCCTTTTAGAAAGTTATCACTAGCTGTAACAGCTGATGATTTACTAATAGCTACAGAGTCTGGATTAACCACTCTTAGTTCTTCAACAGGAACAAGATAAGAACCTTTTTCATTCAGTTCATACTCTTCTTCATAACTACCACTAGGAGCCACTCTGTAAACTTTGCGTTCTTCGTCTGCAGGGTCTAGCTGTCTTGTTACTAGTTCAAAGAAGAAACCTTTGTCCTTCTTAAATTCTGAGGCAAAAATGCCTACAACCATTCTAGCTTTCTGATCATAGAATGGCATCTTCATGTTAAAATCTGATCTTTCAATACCAAGATCACTAATAAGTTCTTGGTGAAAACTACGGATAGCTTCTAGCTTATCCTTTTTCCATTGTGCATTAGTAGCATCTACTTTTGCTTGTTGCAAGTTTGTCTGAAACATGTTGTTTGTTTTAAATTGTGAATGTATTGGGTGAAAATGTTAAATGTTTATATCAGCATCTGTGGACTGTAATCTACTTCTACTCCTTGCTACAAAGGTACCTGAGGGGTTACTAGCTATAGGAGGAGGACTTTCAATCATACTCTGTTTCTTAAAGTCTCCTTTCATGTAAATGATATTATCATCATCAGAACCATTTCTAGATTTTAGAATATGACCGAATATATCTTCTTTAGTAGTTTGAAATTGTTTAGGACCATAACATCTGATCTCTGATCTAAATGGTCTAGTAAGAACTAGCACCATATCTGAACCCTGCATAAGAGCATCACCACCAAATATGTCACTACTAGTTGGGTAGTTTTGAATACTACCTGGTGTTTTTCTTCCTGGATCTTCTATATCTCTGTTAAGCTGAGATATCATAAGTACAATAATAGGTAGCTTATTTTTAACCTGCATAAGCATTTCTACAGTGTTATAAAGAGTGTTAATCTTCTCTTTATCTCCTACGTCTTTTTTCATAAGCCAGCTATGATCTATAGTAACAATCATAGGTTTACCACCCATTGCATTATAATAATGATGAATAGCCTTTTCCATGTCTTTATGTGTAAGAGGATTATTAATCTGTAGTCTATGTACACCTTGTCCCTCAAGCCTTTCAGTTTCTTTTACATATTTTTCCATCATCTCTACAGAATAGTCATCTACTGCTTGTCTAGTACTTAACACTATATCATAGTCTAAAGCTGTAAGAGCAGCAAAATCTCTAGATGCAGTTTGTTTTGGAGCCATCTCAAACTGAAATTCTAAAATATTAAAATCTTGTGTGGGATTTAAAATTTTACTCTCTCTTATAATATGAGAAACTAACATTGTCTTACCTGCACCTGGACGTGCTGCTATTGTTAGCATAGCTCCCCACTCAAGACCACCAACACCTGCGTTGTTTAAACTATTCCATGGGGTTTTAAAAGATTTTATCTTACCAGACTTTCTATCTTTTATATATTGAAGACCTTCGTTGAGTATTTCAGAATACTTCTTTGCACCGTAGTGTCTCTCTGCTTGTGACATGTTATTGTGATTTTGCTTTTTGTACTGTAAATGTATATAGTTTTTTTTAAAACACCAAAATTATTTTATCATCTTTGTTCAATTTTGTTTAATTCTGCAGGGTTGTCTAATATAACCTGACATCTACTGGCTAAGTCAGATGTAGAATCTTTAGTCATATTATTAGTTTTACTAATAAAATATAAACTGTTTACCATAAATCTATAATCTTTCTTTTCAAACTCTTGTACATAAATTTGAGTGGCATCCAATACTAGATTCCAATCATACTCTGGATAGTCTTTAAAGAAAACTACAAACTTTTTTTCTATATCATTTTTACCTTGTCTAGCTGCTTTTCCAGAAGGAAGCGTCATAGCAGGCCATAATTTTATGTACTCTTCTACTTTAGCTTTAAAATCTGGACCTAAAACTTCTCTTGTTATAGCTTTCTTACGTTTAACTAAATAAGCTTCAAACTCATTTAATACAGTGGCTCCAAGGTTAGTAAGCTCACCTTGTTCATTAATAAGACATTTAGCTACACATATCATTTTCTCAGCATCCTGATTGATGATACTACTTGGTTTAATGCTGGATCTACAGCAGTCTAAAAAATACATTTGGTTTGGACTAATTCCATGCTTGATCAACGTGCTCCATAATTGATGACTCATACTTTTGTTTTATGTGGTTAGTAATACGTTTAAATTTCTCTCTAAATGCTTCATCTGTTTCATATAAGTTCTTGAAAACCATTACACTGTGTACTACAGTGGTATGGTCTCTACCACCTAGATATCTACCTATAGTGGTCACTTTAAAGTTCATGCTTCTAGCTAAGAAACAAAATACATGTCTTAGCTCTGTTATTTCTCTTATTCTTTCTCTACTGTTTAATGGTATAATCTTATTACGTAATGTAGGCAGAAAGGGTGTAAAGCATTCTTCTAACTGACTCAGACTGAGTAAGTTATAATCATCACTAGCTCTTTCTTTGTTTATAATTACTGTAGGATAGTAATTAAACTTTCTATAAAACCTCTTTACAAAGTGTTTAGTAAACTCTTTTTCTTCTTTTATGTCTCTAGGCATAACTATTTTAAGTTTAAGGGGTGGTTTATATTTTATGAAGTAAAAAAATCGTATATTATATTGTGAACTTCATCACAAAGGGTAACAAATATATGAAAACTAATTAAAAACATCTGTCTAAAAATGACACCTGTGCAAAACTCCCAAAAACATAACATTGGAAATACTGTAAAAGTATATTTATTTCCATCTTTACTTAGTATCTTAGCAATGTTAATCTGGAGAGATGTCTCGGAGCTAAGATCAGATGTTAAAGCTTTATTAGCTCAGTCTAATATAGACAAGACTAAGATTGAAAGTCTTGAGAAAGATGTAAAAATGTTAGAGCAGGCTACGTTTAATAAGAAGTTAGTAGGTAATGTTGAAACAGTAAGGCAGTCATCTTATGATAAGTATTTTAAGCATGAAGAAATCTTTGACATTAAAAAATATATAGAGCATGAATCCTAACTATACAGACATATTTGGTAGACTTAACTACAATGACAGAAGAATAAGAGCTGTTGCTCATACTGTAAATAACCCTTCTTATAAAGTGTATACAGCTTTAGTAAAACCAAATGGTACAAGTGATCCTATAGTAACAGTAATAGAAAATACACTTGGAAATATTGTTTGGACTTATGAGGGTTCTGGTCCATTAATTAAATGTTTTGGAGAGGGGTTATTTACTCCTAATAAAACTTCTGTATTAAATACATCAATTATTTCGTATGGAACTGCGTATCCATTACATATTCAATATGGCTATATTGATACAGATCAAATTTATTTTTTAACTACAAACTATCAAGGATCTAGAATAGATGTTGTTGCTAATACTTCATTTACTATAGAAATAAAAGTATACAATTAAAAACAAACATATATGAACAAGTACGCAAAGTATGCATTAATTGGACTTGGAATAGTAATAGGAGTTATTATTCTTGTAAATGTCCTCACTCCTAAAGTAGTATTACCACAAGACACTAAAGAACTACAAAAGAAAATAGAAGATCTTGAGGCTAATAACTTAGAACTTATTAAAAAACAGATAGAGATAGATAGTCTTACAGCTCAGTATGATGCTAGAATTGAAGATATAGAAAACAGACTTACAGATGTAGGAACATCTAGAGTGGTTATTCAGAAAGTGTACAGTGATAAGATAACTAAGTCTAGAACATCTACCCCATCAGATCTTGATACATTTTTTAAACAACGTTATAACTATTAAACTATGAAAAAACTCTTACTGATTTTATTTTTATTGCCTACCATAGTATTTGGTAGAAAGTTTTATTTCAGTTCTTCTACTGGTAATGACAACTATACATCTACACAAGCTCAGAACCAAGCTACACCATGGCAGACTTTACAAAAACTACAAAGATGTGTAACTAGTGGAGTTAGTACTTTTTTACCTGGTGATACTATAGCATTTAAAAGAGGTGATGTATTTGCCAATGGGTTTGTTAATGGGTTTTCTAGTATGCAATGGGCTAATGATGGTGGTACATATTTTACAGCTCCGTCAGGTACACCTAGTCAACCTATAGTAATTACTAATTATGGTACAGGAAGTTTGCCAAACTGGTTATATCCAAGTGCTACATATCCTGTAAGTACATGGATATCAAGAGAAGGTAGAGGTATAGTATATTTTGCAGGCGTACATGATATCATCATAGATGGTATACAATCTAATGATTATAGAGTACCTGAAACTGATAAAGCTAATCCAGGTTATTCTGGTGGTTGGATATTAGGAGAATGGACACAAGGTACAAGTGGTGGTCTTAAAAATAGTTATGGAGATACTAGTAGAAGAAAATACATGGTCACTAGATTTACAGTGAGAAACTGTGTGTTTAACAATACTATGTATGGTATACAAGGAATGGCTACTGTTGATTCTAAGATAACAAATAACAGGTTCACTAACTTCAAGAGTTCTGCAGATACAGCTGGTACACATGATATTATGGCTGGTGCTATAGAGGGTATTGCAGCTATTAGAACAGAGATTAGTTATAACTATATTAAAGGAGCTTGGGGTAAGAGTGGTAGAATAGGATCTTGTCAAGGTTTAGGTGGTGTAGCTATGGATATATTTAATCTATACAACTCTAAAGTTTGTTATAATACTATTATAGATTGTGGTGGAGCATATGAGATTGGTAACCTTGATAGAAATGATAGTAACTCAGGTTCACAGTATGATACATTTGCTTTTAATAAAATAATAAACTGTGGTCAGTTTGCTTATATTCATGGTAGTGTAGGTGATGCTTTCCAAGGAAATAATCATCATTTATCACATTGGAATAATGTAATTATATCTAATAATAATGATAGACTGAATGGTTTAGGTTTTGGTAAAGATGTATATGGAGATGGACAAGGTTTTAGACCTGGTACAACACAACCTTGGTGGTTCTGTAGAGATATAGCTAATACATTTAATCCTCCAGGCTATCCATTAAGACCCACAGTTAGTACTACAGCAGGTTCTAATGTTATTACAGTGAGTAATGCCACAGGTATATTCGTTGGTTCAGTTTGGTTTACAGATGATGATGATCTTGCTAGTATAGTATATAAAACAGTAACAGTCACTGCTATTAATGGTCTTAGTCTTACACTTAGTGATCCATCTACAAGATCAGAATCAAACTATACATGTTCTGGTATGTCAGGTTTTTATCTTCCTGTATCTAATACAACATGGAGTAATCCTAGTAATCCTGCTTATCAAAACTATGGTGGAACTAGATTTACTATGCAGTATTCAGGGGATGCTACACTATGGGGATCTAACATAGATACAATGATTGACAATAGAAATAATATATTTTATTGGACTACGGGTATACAAGCATTATATGATAGAAATAGATACAAGCGTTCTGCTAATATTTATTATTATTTAGGTGGGGCTAGATATGCATCTGCTGTTGGTGGTACACTTAATTATAGAGGTACTAAAGAAAGAGCTATGACTAGTGGTCTTTTATTTAAAGATACTCTTAATAGTATATATCCAGAGAACTGGGACTTACATTTAAATGACACAAGCTATGCTCGTAATAATGGCGTGGCTATATCAGGTTTTACTACAGACTTTGAGGGTAATAGTATTGTTGGTATTACACCATTTATTGGTTTGTACAAACCATCAACTAGTGTAACATCATTAACAGCCACTGTAACAACAGGAACAATTACATGTTTTAATGGTACAACAAATGTTACAGTTGGTGCTACAGGTGGTGTTCCTCCGTATAATGGAACTGGAACATTTATACAAGCAGCAGGAAGTACGTCTTACAATATAAGTGATGCTGTTGGTTCCACCGCTAATATATCTGTTACTTTGTCACAGCCTACAGATGTAACAGGAACAGTATCTTTCACTCCTATCACTGTTCAAGGTGGGACTACTACTGTGACAGTTAGTGTAACAGGTGGTACAGGAGCTAAGACGTATAGTCTAGATGGTGGAGCTTATCAATCAGGTACATCTTTCACTGGTGTAACTTCTGGTGATCATACTATATCAGCTAAAGATGCTAATGGTTGTACACATGACTTTAACTTTACAGTTACATATATTTCTTCTATTATTAAATCACGTTTAAAATTTAAAAATTAAAATTATGAAAGCAAATTGGAAAACAACAATCGGTGGTATTTTAGCTGCAGTGGGTAGCTACTTAGTAAATTCTCAAACAGGAGTGTTACAAATAGTAGGACAAGTATGTCAAGCTATTGGTTTATTCTTCTTGGGAGCTTCAGCACAAGATGCTAAAACAGTTTAATTAATCTAAAAAAAAAATAAACACATGAAAAAACTATTATTTATTCTTGGTATTCTTTTCTCTTTTGGTGCTTCTGCACAAACTATGGTTTATGACACAACAGTTGTTAAATCTCCCTTAGGAGTAGTTAGAACTGGTGGTGCTGTAAAAGACACTTTGTTTATGCAAGCTGCTACAACATCTGCAAATGGTTATATGACAGCTACAGCTATGACTCAGCTTGCTGCTTTAGTTGGTGGAGCTACAGCTTACCCTGCTGGAAATACACAAACAGGTAGCATCTACACTGTAGTAACTGGTGATTTTAATAAACTAGTTAGTATGACTACTGGTGGTGTCTCTACAATTACTCTTCCTGCAGGTTTACCTGATGGTTGGACTTGTAAGGTGTTACAAGCTGGTGGAACTATTACTTTTGCAGCTGCTAGTGGTGTGACTATTCACAGTGTATTTAATTACAGACGTTCACAAACACAATATGGTGTTATTACAGTTATATGTCAAGGGAGTAATACCTTTAGTTTATCAGGTAATCTTAAACAATAATTTATATGAAAAAATCAACAACTACAATCTTACTATTAGTTTTAGCATTTATTTGTAATGCTCAAAAGAATACTGACACGGTGAGGGATGTTTGCATCCCTTATCCTGTCATTAAAAGTATTCAAACAGATCTTTTAATTGGTGACTCTGCTAAAGCTTTGTTATCTGTTACATCCACTGAATCAGCATTGTTAAAAAGACAAGTGTTTGATCAGATGAATGCTATAGACTTATACAAATCTTCAGAAACTAACTTAAAAGATCAAGTTAAGAACCTTACAGAACAAGTTAATATGTATAAAGGTGCATATGCTCCTTTAGAAAATAACTTTAATATTCTTTCTAAAAAATATAGAAAGAACCAAGTGAAGAATACTCTTTGGGATATTGTTCTAATTGGAGGAGCATTTATTCTTACAGGGGAAATGCTACATTATAGAGATCTCTACATAAAAAAAATGTAATATGAAAAAAGTATTGTACTTATTAAGTTTTGTTATTATTGCTTTTTCTTTTGTACTAAGCAATCCAAACTGTCCTACAGGTTACACTATGGCTCCAACATCTACAGGATCTACAAGAAACTGTACTAATTGTCATGGTGACTATAGTCTTAACTCTGGTGGTGGTAACATCACTCTCACTGGCCTACCTACTACATTCACTGCAGGTGTAGCTTACCCTTTTAGTATTAAGATAGCTCATGGAACAGCTGATAGAAAGGTGTGGGGATATGCTATTAAAGCTGTAGACACAACCACTAACACTGTTGTTGGTACATGGACTAGCACTAACGCTAACAGTTCTATTAAAGGAACAGCTGGTGGTGCAACATATGAATTAAGCCATGCTAATGCTGCTGTTACTACAGTGGCTAATAACTACACATACACAGGACTTACATGGAATGCACCAAGTGTAGCTCCAAGTAAAGTAAAGTTTTATGTTTCTGCAGTGGCTGGTAATAATAATGGTAATGAAGCTCAGGATTATGTATACACTACAACATTTAGTTCTACTAAATATGTAGCTCCTCCTCCAACTGCTACAGTGCCAACTACACAAGTGATTACACAAACTCCAGTTTCTGGACTATGTGACACTTTAAGAACATTCTCTGTTCCTGTAGAAAGTGGTGTTAATTATGCTTGGAGTATATCAGGTACTGGTAATTATATAATCAGTGCAACAAGTGGTCAAGGTACTAATAGTATTACAGCTGCAATTAAAGCTGCAGGTTCTGTATATCTTACATTAAGTAATAATGCAGGAAGTATTCCTACAGTGTCATCAGCTTTTACAAGAGCATTACCTCCTGCTCCAGTTAGTATAGTTGGTTCTGTAGCACCTTGTCCTAATAGTACATTTACATATACAACAAGTGCAGCTATTCCAACTTCTTCTCAAGTGGCTAATAGTGTATTTAGATGGACAGTTCCTGTAGGTAGCACAATTACAGCTGCTAACACAGATAGTTCTTCTGTCACTATAAGATTTGGTTCTACTTTTAGTACAGGAGCTATTACAGTTAAATGTCAAAGTGCTTGTAATATAGTTAGTGCAGCTAAGAGTTTAGCAGTGGCACCATCTAAACCTTTAGATATGTCTTCATCTACAGGATTTTGGAATGGATGTATTGGTAACAGTGCTACATATTCTGTAATCTCTGCTGTTCCAAATGTATCAATTCCTCCGGGGGTAGCTTTTAGATGGACTAAACCAGCTAATACAACATTTACATATGCTAATGCAGATAGTTCTGTTGTAACACTTCAGTTTAACACTGGTTACACAGGTGGTCCTTTAACAGCTAAAGCCACTACATTATGTGGTACACTTAGTACACCAATATCTAAAACACTTACACATATTAATTGTGCATTTGGAACAAGAATAGGTGTAGAAGATTTACAAAAAGACTTAGTTGCTCTCTATCCTATTCCTAATAATGGAAACTTTACACTTAATGTACAAAGTACCATCACTAAGACAGCATATGCTAATGTAAACATTATTGATATGACTGGTAGAACAGTGTATAGTGAAAGAATTAAAAGTGTGGATGGTGTACTCAGCAAAGACTTTAGTTTAAATCTTGAGCGTGGTGTGTATGCTCTCTATTATATTATAAATAACAAACGTACAGTGGTTAAATTTATTGTACAATGAAACTAAAAGAATTTGGAATAAATCTAGCTGACAACATAGCTAGCTTTGTAGGAAGCTGGACATTTATAATTTTACAATCAGTGATACTTATAGTATGGATGCTGATTAATTTAGACAATGTTGTAGATTTTGATCCATATCCTTTTATATTAATGAACTTGTTTCTATCAGCACAAGCAGCTTATGCTACACCTATGATTCTTATGTCAGGTAATAGACAAGCTGAGAAAGATAGAGAACATATGAAAAAAGATCTTGAGGTTGATGAAGATTCTAAAGAGTTATTACAAGCTGTATTAGTTCTTCTTATGAAACTTGAAGAAGATTTAAAGCTTGATAGAAAAGCTATAGAAGATCATAGTAAGATCTTAAAAGAAATTAAAAAATTAAATAAGAAATGAAACTACCCCAAACATATCAATGGCTAGCTTTAGAAGATGCTCCACGGCATCTTCTAAAAGCTATTGAGCTTTATGGTACACAAGAAGTGGTAGGTTCTAAACATAACCCTGTTATACTTGGATGGGCTAAAGAGTTAGGACTTAGTGGTATATATACAGCTGATGAAATTCCATGGTGTGGGTTATACATAGCTGTAGTTATGAAAAGAGCTGAAAGACCTGTGGTTTTAAACCCACTTGGTGCTCTCAACTGGAATAATTTCGGTGTAAAGGTGTCAGCTCCTATGCTTGGTGATGTTGTTACATTCACAAGAAAAGGTGGTGGACACGTTGGGATATATGTAGCAGAAGATGCTACGACATATCATCTACTTGGTGGTAACCAAGATAATAAAGTGTGTATTAAAAGAATTTTAAAGTCTAGACTTTCACAAGCTAGAAGACCAGCTTATAATCTACAACCTGACAATGTTAGAAAAATAATTATTTCTATTGGTGGTGATATATCTGTAAATGAGGCATGATAAAGCATAGACCTGCACATACTAGAGGAAACCCAAGAGCTAGCTGGATTAGTTCTTTTAGAACATTTAGCTTTCCTGGATACTTTGATAGAAAGTATATTCACTTTAGTGATCTGCAAACTATTAATGATGACAGGGTGCAACCAGGTGGTCATGTTCCAATACATGAACACAAGAACATGGAAATCTTTGGGTATGTTGTAGAGGGTGTATGTAGACATACAGATAGTCATGGTGCTGTTTTAGATATACCTGCTGGTGCTGTACAAAGAATGAGTGCTGGTAGTGGTATAAAACATACAGAAGGTAATGCATCAGATACACCTAATAGGTATTTACAGCTGTGGGTAAGACCTAATGTATTAGACACTGAACCAATACATGAGTGGCATCAGTTTACTAGAGAAGATAAACTAAACAAGTTCTGTAACATCACTGAGAAACTACCAATAAAACAAGATGCTAGATTTCTAGCTGGTATTTTTACAGAAGAGTATACGTTTGAAATAGATAATGCACGGAGCTATTATCTATACGTTATATCAGGTGAGCTAACTATTAATGGTTATAAGTTAATAGAAGGAGATGGACTAAGTTTTACAGAAGAAAACAAAATAGAAATAATACCTACAGCAGAATCTGAAATAATTCTGTTTGACTTAAAATAATAATAATGGCAAAATCAGCAGGAGATCTTAGAAAGGTTACATTTGGTAGACGTAAGTCAGGATCTGCTAAGAAGAGCTTTAATAAGCATAACCCTAGACCTAAGAAATACGTAGGACAAGGACGCTAACCCTCTATATATTCCTATATAGTCCTTATATAGGAAAGAGGCCCCTGTATTTCTACAGGGGCTTTATGTTTCCGTTCCCCGTAAACCCTAATCTTTTACAACGTATCCATTCTCATTTACATACTTAATGGTATGTCCGTCAAATACAATAACTTGATCTTTTTCAGAATACTGTTTAATAACATCTTCTTGGAAGTAGTTAAAATTAGCTCCTTGTAGGCCAATGAAGAATGCTTTTTCAGAATATGTATTACAATGATCTTCTGCGTCAGTGAGAACAATAGCATTAACACCATTTCTTTCTATACTTTTGACAGCAGCATCGATGGTTGTACCACCGCTTATGTCTAGCATAGAAATACTAACAGGATCTTTCTTGTACTTCTTTACCCTGTTGTTAAATACATATACATCATTAAGCATGTCCATCTGAGATAGTTTAACTACCATAGATTTACAAAAGTCTAGTCTAGTAATACTATTTCCTTGACTATTTTCAATACCACAACCACTGTCCATAGAACCAGAGATATCTATATAGACATCTATCTTACCTATAGACTTGGTTTCTTTCACTTGTAGATCTTCTGCAAAGATCTTTCTAAGCTTTGGATGTAGTAGTTCATAGTCTTCTAGCCCTGCTATGTTATCTGAGTTAAACAAGTCATCGTATGTAACTTGTTGTCTAGAACTGAAATAACTAGCAGACTTATCCAATAGTTTTTTAAGTTTCTCTTTAACAGATCCCATAGAAAGCTTTATGTTTTCTAGTCTAGAAGTAACTTGTTTGATATAGTTTGGACTAATATCACCTGCAGAACAGTTTTCTCCATGTTCTGTGGCGTTGTCAAACATTTGTTCTTGTATATCTTCATCCATAGCGTCATCCATGTTCTTACAAAGCTCTGTAGCTTTATTAATAGCATCTTCCATAGCTTTCTTAGCTTGTGTACTATTACACATATCATCTACAGCTTCAGCAGCATCTTTAGTATCAAAGTCAGAAGCTCCGTTGAGCCCTTTCTTAATACTTTCAGATGCATCTGGATCTACATAGTCTAGCATAGTCATTCTCATAATGTAGTTTGCTAGAATATTACGAGCAAAGATTGCAGACTTTAGATTAGAACCCTGAGACATAATCTTAGCAACTGGATTATTGGCATTCTCTAAGAACTTAAACTTAGTGTTGTTCTTGTCTGTACGCTCTTCAAACTCCAACTTTTCCATTGGGTTGTTGTACATCTTGAAAATGTCCTTTATCATATGCTTAGGAAACTTTCTGTAGTTATCTAAAAACTTTTGATGAAAAGTTGATGCATCTGGTTTCTTACCATCTGGAATCTTTTTAGTATAGTCTGCAGTTTTTGCAAACTTACTAAACTCCTCTGAAACTAGTTTACCGTCTGTTACATAAGCATCCATGATAGCATCTATCTTATGCTCATCTAACCAATGCATGTGTGGTTTAACTAAATCAGGTTTCTTATAGAAGTTTATCTTACCAAACAAACCACCATCATCTTTTTTATAATAGGTGTCTATCTCACCCTTCTTTACTTTTTCAAGAATTGTATATACATTCCTATATTTTTGAGCCATTTTGGTTTTGTTTAATTTTTTCATTAGCCTGTCTTACGAGATCTTCTAATGAAACACCAGAGAGTGCATTTACACTCCCTGGGTTCATTGGCTTAAGAAAACCTCCTATTGAAAAGATGGTGCATCCTCTAACATAGCATCAAACTCTTCAGACGTTTGATAGTCTTTACGAGCTGGATGGTTCTGTAAAATATACTGCATAGATAGTTCTATCTCTTCCACTTGTCCCATATCCATTACACCTCTTGTAGCATAAGCATTAATCAAGCTTTCTATCTCAGCCACTGCTAGCTCAAGAGCTTCATTATTACTATGAGAATGTAACATCTCCACCTTAGACATCACTGCCTTAACTTCTGCTGACATAAGCTTATTCTGTAGTTCAGAACCTGCTGTCTGGTCAATCATAATCTGAGCAGTCTTTACTAAGGACTTATCTACAGAGATATCCCATATATAGCTTACAGCTCTAGTTAGATTAGGTACAAACGTAAGAGTACGATCTGAACTCTTAGCATAACCCACTTCTAAATACTTCTCAAGCTTTTTAGTTGGAATTTCTACACCAGCAATCTCTGCCTTGTTAGGAATACCAATCTTAAAGTTCTCTTTGTAGTTACGTGCACCCTTCTCATAATACTTAGCCATCTCACCTGCAGATACACGGTTAACCGTCATCTTTAGCATAAATCTATCCCAGAAAGGACTGTTAGCCTCTTCTTTAGGGATTTCATTACAAGTGGCTACAAACAGCTTCCATTTACATGGAATCTTATGCTTACCGTTAAACAAGAACTTCTCGTTCATAACACCTAGCATTGCATTTCTAATAGCTGAACTAGCTTTGTCCACCTCGTTGATAACTACTATCTCTGCATCTGCAATAGGAGTGTTAAGATCATACTTGTTATCTGTAAATAACCTTTCAAGATCTGGCATACCCTTGATCTCTGATGCTTTAGTACCCTCGTCAGTCTCTAGAACATAAATCTTGTTCATGAAATCTTGTTCTGTCATCTTACCGTCCTTGTTCAACCATGCCTTAGCATAGTCTATAATAGTTTTTGTCTTTGCTACACCTGGCTCACCTACTAACAATAGTGGTAATCCTGTAGCTTCTGCTAACGCTAGCATCTTAAATACTTCTTCCTTATTGATCAAGGAAGTTTCAATACTACGAACCTCTTGTGTCGTTTTTCTCGTAATGGTTTTGGTTGCTGTAGCCATTGTAATGGGTTTTGGTTGTTGGGGTTTTGTAATTGGTTCTTCTACTAGTTCAAATGTGTGTTCTGCTATCATACCATCATAAAAGCTATGAGCATTGCTGATTGGTTTACTGTTTCCTATAGGTGGTGCCACTTCATATCCTGGATATCCACCATAGTTTCCTTTTCTTATAATAACTACTTCTTTATCAAAATCTTCTGGACCACATCCTGATCCAGATTCTACTACTTTTACTTTATCTCCAATTTGGAATTTATAATTAAAACCTGATCCTAATGGTCTAGTTGGTATTGGTGGTTTTACACCAGCTGCAGATACCCATCTTTTAACACCATTACTATTTTGTGTTACTACCCATTGTCCACCATTATTACCTGTCATTTTTGTACCTGGAGGATATAATGTAGCACTTTGTGAAGGACTAGGTCTTGTTGTTTTACTTGCCATATTATTAGAGGTTTGCGAAGATGTCTGCTGCTTCATTTGAACCCACCTTTGTAGGCTCACATACCAAATCCAATTTTGGTTGTTCCATATCACTACTTGTCCTTGTAGCTGAGGATTCTGTGGAGGAGCTATTTTCATTCTTAGTGTCGTCTATAATGTTAAAGATTGTAATAGTAGTCTCAGCATCTTTAAGAGATGGGTGCTTTCTAATAGCCATAATCTGTGGAGCATTAGCACCATACTTAGTTTCTATAGAACCATAGCCAAGATCATCTTTCTTGAACCATGTTAAACCTGTGTTTAGGTCATTAATAATCTGAGAGACCGTTAAATCTACTTTGTTGATAGCCATTACCAGGTAATTTTAAATGATGGACCGTTCTGTCCGTTAATAATTTTGTTTACTTCATTGAACATGTTACCACTGTCCCATGGTTGCTTAGTATAACTAGCATACGCTGGATGTGTGGTCTTAATGATATGATGATGTTCTCCAATCATACCCTCTAGTTCTTGTGCTTGTTTTCCCATTAGGACAAAGATTAGTCCTGTGTCTGTAAAGTTTAATATATCTAAGGTGTACATAATAAACTCATGCCATACAGCATAGTGAGATCCTACTTTGTCCACTTGACATGTTAGAGCTGTGTTTAATAATAACACACCCTGGTTTGCCCAACGTGTAAGATCTACATCATGCTCCCGTGGAGGGAACTCAGAAGTATACACTGTATTATCTATGTTCTCAAGCATTTTAGCAAGACTTGGTTGTGCCTTACCTGTATTACTACAAGAGAAAGCTAAACCATCAGCTACACCAAAATGTGGATAGGGGTCTTGTCCTATCATGATAACTTTTAGTTTATCATGTGGACACTCTTCAAATGCTCTAAACACTTGTTTAAGAGGAGGAGTAAAACGTTTACCGTCTTCTCTTAGTTTATATAATGTTTCTAGGATTTTATCAAAGTCAGAGCTTTGAACAAAACCCTTAAGCTTACTAGCCCAACCTGATGGTTGTAAACGTTCTACTAGCTTTAGTTTTACGTCTTCTAAATTTATTTGGTCTGTCACAATTTTACAGTTAAATTTGTTACAAAAATATACCACATGGAAAAAGTAAAGATGATTAAACATGATGCTGTAATAGACATCAAGATTGGTACAGGTTTTCTTCAGAAATTGCAGAAGATGTTGTTGTACATGACAATGGATCTTACACCTGAAGATATGGAACTGTATAAAAAGCTTAACGAAAAAAATGAAGAGCTTACAGAACCATGGATGGAACATCTTACTACCCTATCTATTCTTCTTAAAGAGATAGAAACTAAAGCAGAAGAGCAAGGTTTCACTTATGAAGGAGATATATCGGATACAATCATCCCAAGGGAAAGTTAATCTGCTCACCAATTTCAATAGCTGCTTGTATAGCCAGAGATAGTTCTTCTCTAGAACATTCTCCAAAGCTTTTAGCCAAGAAGTATTCTCTACCAGACACTTCTCTTGCTATACAAAGTCCAGCTCTGTCTTTTATCAGCAGCTTCATGTTCTCTGCTGTCTCACCAATATGTGTGGCTAGTTGTTTAATCATAGCGTGAAGCTTAGCTAACTGTGGTAGCGTACCATCATCATGTTGTACTTCGTAGAAAAACTCTACAATAGCTCCATCTTCTAAATGAGAAACAAACTGTTCGTACTGTTTCATACTACCTATTGTCAAAGGTTTTAATAAACCTCTTTCCTTTCTATATTTACCTGATAGTATCATCTATATCAAAATATTTAATTTTCTTCTGATCAAAGTCTTTAAGAGCTTCTGTCACCCATCTATCATCTACAGTGTCTCTATAACAAAGTATATGCACTATAGCTGTTTCTGTAGGGTTAAGTCTAAGTAGTCTACCAATACGCTGAGAGCTTTTACGCTCATTACCATATGCATGCATAATTATACCTGCTCTAAGCTCTGGTATATTTACACCTTCGTTGAGCTGTAGTACACAAGATAGTTTATCTATCTTACCATGCTTGAACATATCTAAGTTCTCTTCAGACTCTGGATTATTAGAATGATAGGAGTGACTACACATGTAGTCTGCTTGGTCTTGTGTATTACAAAACACTATGCATTTGTCTTCTATATCTTCTAACAGTTTCTTGGTGTAATCTTCTTTAGTCTTAAAGCCCATAATAGCTTTCATACGCATGATAGATGCTATCTGCTCTTGCTTTTTAGTATTAGCCTGCATTATCCTTTGTGTCCAATAAGCATAGTTCTTAGATTCTGATGTCCAGAAGTCTTTATCTTTAAGCTTTACATGTAATGTATTAGCATGAGATAACGGCATCCTGTGTACGATGATTCTATAATCATTTAATATGTCATCATCTACAGCATCATCTGTAATATACTTATAAACTATAGGACAATACTTAGCTACTAAAATTCCTTTCTCTGAATTATTATGTCGTGGTGGCGTACCCGTTAGTCCTAGTATTCTACCTCTGTAGTTCTCAAGAAATACAAGAGAACTAGATAGTAAACTATGACACTCGTCTAATACAACTACATCATAAGCGTGTGGGTTTTGTTTATATAAAGAGAGATAAGTGGTAAACTCTATATTAGTAATGTCTATATTGAACTTTTCAGCATCATCTGTCCAAGATTTAAATATAGAGAGCTTGGGTGCTACAACTAGCACCCTAAGCATCCCCATATTTTGTCCCTGTAACCTATTAATATACTTAAGTCCAATAAGAGTTTTACCAACACCCATACTTACTCCCAAACCACAGCGTTTATGCTTCTGTGTTATTTCCAGAGCTTCTTTCTGGATGTCATCTCTTTTACTCATTTTATAAAGTGTCTTAAGTGTAATAACCAATTTATAAAAAGTAGAAAGGCTATAACTGAATATGCAGTTATTAAACTTATTATAATGTAAATTATAATAACTAACCTATTATACTTTTTCATTAGTCAAATACACGTTGTACTGTGTTATCAAATGGGTTAAACTCCACCTGATTGTATGATCTGTATTTACCTTTAGGAAACACCATCTTATCATGTTCATCATGTGTAAGAATACCCATGTCTTTCAGCATAAAAGTTATGCTGTCTGTAGTTTGAGAATACTGCATGTCTTTCTTAGACTCTAGAATATGCTTGTGTCCGATGATTTCTCCTTCACCTAACACAATACGTTTTGCTTTTTGCATATTATTTGTTTTTAGTTTTCTAAAATATCATCCCAATGATCAAAATCGTTATTCTCATACATGTTGTCTAACATAGTCTCAAGTTGGT